GGTTTTTGGGTGAGATGCGCTGCTGGATCACCCGCTAAGTGCGCGCGAAAAATCTTGACCTTCTCAATGGTTTTCCTCCTCAACTATCTCGCCTAGTTTCACACGCGCGCACATGCGCGCACGCACCCGGAGGGCCGATGCAGCAGACGCTACCGCCCGAAGGGCAGCGCACCTACCCGAACGTCTGCGCGTGGTGTGGTGCTTCGCCTGCTGAGCCGTACGAGCTCGAAAGGGCACAACGGCGCGCGGGCGACGCTGAGCGCGAGGTCGGCGAGTAATGCCCGGTCCCGCTCACAAGTCTTGCCCTGCTGATCTCGACGCGGGCTGGCGTGCGATCTGGAACGTCGCGCACGCTGATATCTCGGAGCGTGGTTGGCGTGATGCGTATCACCCGACGTTGGAGCGGTACGTCCGGTCGTTGCGCGCGGCGAGTGAGTCGCTTGCGGTGATAAAGGCGCACGGGATGACGACGCTTGGTAGCACTGGGCAGGTGGTGTTGTCGCCGCACTGGAAGGTGTACACGGAGGCGTGTCGGATCGCTGATAAGTGCGCGGCTGATTTGCTGTTGACGCCGGCCGCGCGGGCTCGGGTTGGGGATCAGGTTCCGGTTGCGAAGGGCGGGAAGTTCGACGGCAAGTTTGGGTAAACCGTCGGGCCGTTACTGCCCGCAATGCTCTGGGCGGCGCCGTTGGCGCGGCCAGGTGTGCCCGAAGTGCAAGGGGACCGGAAAGCGGGGGTAGCGATGATCGTGGTCTGTTTCTGCGGTGCCACGCTCCGCGGCCCGCGCGTCACGGTCTGCCCTCACTGTCTTGTCCCGGTGCCCGGGCCGCACCCATCGGGGTGAGCGGCGCCTACTCGTGGTGCTACGAGGACTTCGCACGCTTCTACGAGCTCCTCACTCTCCCCGACGGTAAGCCCGCCCGCCTAGAAGGGCACCTACGCCTGATCTGCCAGGAGATTTTCAACCGGCCAGGCGACTCCGGCCTGCTTGTGATGCTGCCGAAAGGCAACGGCAAGACAGCTCTCCTCGGTGCCCTGGCCGTTTACCACATGCTCGTCACGCCGAACGCGAACTGCTTCATCGGCGCTGCGAACAAAGAGCAGGCGAAGGAGATGTACCGCTTCGCTACACACTTCGTGCGCGCCGGCTCGGACTACGAGCTTGAGCGGTACGCGAAGGTGCTTGGCGGCACCCTGGAGATCCGGTCTCGTCGCGATGAGGGGTTCATCCTCATCATCGCGTCGGACGACTCGAAGCAGGGCGGTAAGAAGCAGGGCCTCAACGCCACGCTGTTCCTGATCGACGAGCTCCACGCTCACGAGAATGATTCGCTGTACACCGACGGTCGGTCGGGGCTGTTCAAGCGTGACGGGACTATGGTCACGATCACGACGGCCGGGTGGGATCAAGAAAGTACGCTTGGTCGGTTGCGTGCTGGGTTCCTCGCCGCGGACCAGTCTGGCGGGACGGTCGAGCGCAATCTTGTAGTCACTGACGACGGCAGCTACGCCCCCCATCCTGACGGCCGGTTGACGGTCGCTCGGATCGGTGACAACGCGATGCTTGAGTGGGCGGCCCGGGAGGACGACGACCCGCAGGACTTCGAGGCTGTGAAGCTGGCGAATCCGGCGTCGTTCGTGACGGTCAAGAGCATCCGTAACGCGTTTGAGGAACCTGGCATCACGCCTTGGATTTACGCCCGCTACCGGATGAATCGTTGGACGTTGGGCTACGAATCGTGGCTGCCGTACGGCGCGTGGGACGTTCTCCACGAGCCGGGGTTGATCTTGGACCCGGAGTCGCCGCTGTTCGCTGCGGTGGACATGGCGCGCTACCGGGACTGTGCTGCGCTTGTTGCGGTGCAGCCGCGGGGCGATAAGCCCGCGGCGGTGAAGGCGTGGATTTGGAAGCCGGGCGGCAGGGACGATCCCGTCCCGTACGCGACGGTGATGGATCAGATCCGCGAGCTAAAGCGCGAGTTCAACTTGCGGGCGTGTGCGTGTGACCCGCGGTGGTTCGATCAGGCTGCGGAGGAGTTGAACAACGAGGGCGTGCCGATGGAGGTTACGGCGCAGTCGAATGAGCGCATGAGCGCTGCGGCTGCGGATTTGCGGCAGGCGATCCTTGAGGGCCGCCTTGCGCACGATGGTGACCCGGTGCTGGCGGCGCATGTGATGGCTGCGGTGCCGAAGGACGTCGGCGCGAGTGCGTTCAAGTTGGATAAGCCGCGCTCCTCGGGGCCGGATATCGATGCGGCGGAAGCACTGAGCATGGCGTGGACGCTTGTGGGCCACGACGAAGTTTCCATGTACGAGGACCCGGAGGCGATCGTTTGACCCTAATCCTGCTCTCGGTCTCTCTGTGCCTGATTACGGCGGGAGTGGCGTGCATCTACTGGCCCGCGGCTCTCGTGGCCGCAGGCGTGCTTCTAGGGGCCTCTGTGTGGTTGCTTGAGAGCGCCGGAGAGTGAAGCTCCCGAAGCTGCGCCCCCGCGGCACGCGGGACAGTCTCTCCACCCCGTCAGAGGACCTGATCGCCGCGTTCGGTGGGCAACAGACCTACTCAGGCAAGACGGTCACGGTTTCCAACGCGCTTCATCTCGTCCCGGTGTTCCGTGCCGTGACCCTACTGGCCGGCGCGGTGGGCTCACTGCCCCTAGAGGTTTACCGCCGCACGGCGGACAGTCGCAAGCAGCCGGTGTCCATGACGTCGCGGCCTTGGGAGCTCCTGCACGACAAGCCGAACGAACTCATGGCGGCGGACGAGATGCATTCGCTCGTCATGTCGCACCTCGCGACGTGGGGCAACGCGTTCCTGTGGAAGGAACGCGGCTCCGACGGGCGCATCGCGCATCTCTGGCCGATTGATCCTCGCCGCGTGCAGGTCGGGCGCTCTCCGGATGCTAAGCCGGCGTTCCTTGTGCAGACGTACGGGACGACGCCTCCGGGGCAGGACTACTTTGCGATGGGGCCGAGCGTAGTCGTCGGCTCGGACGAGCTCCTGCACATTCGCGGGCTCTCCCAGGACGGGCTGATCGGCTATTCGCCGGTGCAGCTTGCCCGGCAGATGCTTGGCGGGATGATGAGTCAGGAGGAGTTCGAGGGCCGGTTGTGGGCGAACGACGCGACACCGGGCGTGGTGCTCGTGCATCCGAACAGGCTTGCGCCGGAGGCCGTGGATCGGCTGCGGGCGTTGTGGGATAACCGCCACAAGGGCCCGAGTCGAGCTCGCGCTACGGCGGTGCTGGGCGAGGGCGTCCAGGTCAAGCAGATGACGATGCCGCTTGAGGACGCTCAGTTCATCGAGACGGCGAAGTTTCACCGCACGGACGTGGCGCTGTTGTTCGGCATCCCGCCGTACATGCTCGCCGCGGACACCGGGTCGTCTATGACGTACTCGAATTCTGAGACGCAGAGCCTTGATTTCGTGAAGTGGTCGGCGCGGTCGTGGATGGTTCGGATGGAGTCGGCGTACTCCTGGGACCCGGACCTGATGCCGACGAACTGGTACGCGAAGTTTTGTCTGAATGAGCTGCTTCGCGGTTCGATGCAGGAGCGGTTTCAGGCGTACACAATCGCGAAGCACCTTCTCGTGGATGAGATCCGCGACATGGAGGACATGGAGCCGCTGCCTGACGGTAAGGGGCAGGTGCTCGCGTTCACGATTGGGCCGCCGCGTGGGACGACGATTCCGACGCAGGACCAGCCGCTAGCAGATCAGCCTACGCCCGGTGAGGGCGAGCCTGTGGGTGATGTGCCCACGGCGCCAACGCCGGATGGAGGTACGACACAAGGTGCATGATTTCGAGACGCGGGTCGCTGCCGTAAAGCGGGAGATCCGCGCCCGCTCGTGGGACGGGATTGAGCGGCGCACGGTGCCCGGCTCCGTCGAGGCGCGAGACCTCGGCGACGGCAAGTGGCAGATCGCTGGCTACGGATTTGTCTACAACTCGTGGTCCGTGGACCTGGGCGGCTTCAAAGAGCGGATCGCACCTGGGGCGGCCGACGACGTGCTCGCTAGTAACCCCGACATTCGCGGGCTCGTCAATCACAATCCGGACCTCATCTTGGGGCGGACGGTCGCCGGAACCATGGTCGTCACGAGCGACACCCATGGTGGCGCGTATGTGATCGACGCGCCGGCAACGTCGTACGCGGCCGACCTTCGCGTTTCACTCGACCGACGCGATATCAACCAGTCGTCGTTTGCTTTCCGTGTCGAGCGGGGTGGCGCGACGTGGGAGGACGACCCCGAAGACGAGTACGGGCTTCTCCGCACGATTACCAAGTTTTCAGGGCTCTACGACATGAGCCCGGTCACTTACCCCGCCTACGAGGCGACGTCCAGCGGGGTTGCATCTTCCGTACCCAACGCCGAGCGCAACGGTGATGGCCCCGCTGGGGAGCGCACCGACGATGGCGACGTTGAGGAGCAGCAGACGGATGGCGCGCCGTGGCGGCTTAGGGCTGCCCAGCGGGGCATGGCGCGACGCGAATCCGCGTAGCGCACATCCGACCACTAGGAGGTACGCCCTGAGGCGTGCTATCACCACGCTCCTTGAGGAGCGCGCTGGCCTGTGGGAGCAGATGAAGGCTCTCAGTGACAAGGCCGAGGCCGAGGGACGCGATCTCACGGCCGACGAGTACGAGCAGTACGGGAAGCTGGAAAGCGACCTGGACGCGAAGGACACGCACGCTAAGCGCCTTCAGCGCGAGGCGGGCATTGAGTCCAACATGACCCGCGACGTGGCACTGCCCGAGGCTGTTCCGGCCCCGGTCGATCGCACCGTTTCGGAGGTTGCCGAGGTTCGCGCTCGCGCGGAGCGGGGCGACAAGCAGGCTCAGCGCGAGTACATCGCGTCTGACGAGTACCGGGACGCTTTCGTGGCGGGCATGAAGGCTCGTTCGCTGGGCGACCTGGACGCCGAGTCTCGCGCGGCGCTGAACGTTGGTACGGGCGCGCAGGGTGGTTTCCTTGTGCCGGCCGAGTTCCAGCGTCAGCTCGTGGAGTCGGAGCGGTTCTACGGGACGATTCGCCAGCTTTCCACGGTCATCGTGACTGCGGACAACGGTGCGCTGTCGATCCCGAAGGTTGACGACGCTAACCGTATGGTGGCGACGTGGACCGCGGAAGCCGCGGCCTTCACGGAGTCTGAGGACCAGTTCCTTCAGGCTACGCTCGGGTCGTTCAAGCAGGGCACCATCTCGAAGCTGTCAGACGAGCTGATTCTCGATAGCGCGTTCGACATTCTCGGGTTCGTCGCCCGTTCCGCCGGCCAGGCGCTCGGCCTGCTCGCTAACACTGCTTACGCGGTGGGAGCGTCGGGTTCGACCACCACGCCGGAGGGGCTGCTTGTCAAGTCGAGCATCGGTCGTACGATGCCGACCGGCAACTCGACCAGCATCACGTCCGCGGACGAGCTCATTGAGCTCTACCACTCGGTTCGGCCGGCATACCGCCCTCGCGGTACGTGGGTGTTCTCGGATACGGCGATCAAGCAGGTTCGTCAGCTCAAGACGTCGCAGGGCGTCTACCTCTGGCAGCCGTCGCTTACGACTGGTGACCCGGACACGATCCTCGGTCGCCCGGTCGTTGCGGACCCGGACGTTGCGGTTCCCGCGGCGAACGCTCTGTGCGGCGGTTTCGGTGACGTGAAGTCGGCGTACTGGATTCGCGACGTGCAGGACGTGACGGTGAAGATCCTGAACGAGCTGTACGCGGCTAACGGTCAGGTCGGCTACCGCACGCATCGCCGTACCGACGGTGACGTGATCGACACGCTGGCGTTCAAGACGCTCAAGAACTCGGCCACCTAACAGGCCGATCATTGCGGTTCCCAGCCTACGGGCATGGCACCGCTGGCGCGAATGGGTGCCCGCTGCTTTAGCGGTGGGCCCGGGGTTCGATTCCCCGGCGCGCCCTCATCGCCGCTCCGAGGGCAAAGAGTAAGCCACGGGCCTCATAAGCCTGGGAACCGGGTGCGACTCCCGGCGGAGCTATCGGCGGGCGGGATGGGGGTCCCGAGGGTTCCCGTCCTCGGCGCCGCCCGCCGTTCACTTACCGAGGAGGTACATCGTGAAGGTTCGCATTCTCACGGAGCGGCACCCCCACCACTCGCAGCCCGACCGCGAGTACATCGCGAGCGGGACGGAGATCGACCTTCCCGTCCAGCACGCGAAGGAACTACTCCAGCGCGGCGACGCCGAGCCGATCGCGCAGAAGCGCGTCGCGAAGGCTGAGCGCCGCGTGGTGAAGCCCGAGACTCGCTAGTGGACCGAGCCCTACAGTCCTCCACCGCTACCGCTTCGGCCCAGTACACGACCGACGGCGCGAACGCCGACCCCGGCGTCGTCACGGTCGGGATCACGCGAGAGGACGGCACCACCCTCGTCGCCCCCGGTACCGCTACGGCCGGCGCGAGCACCGCGCCGCGGACGTTTGCGTTGACAACGGCCCATACGGCGACGTTGGACTTGCTGACGGTGACGTGGACGAGCGCGACGCTCGGCGTGATGACCACCTACGTGGAGATTGTCGGCGGGTTCCTGTTCACGGTTGCTGACGCCCGTGCGATCGCTCCTCTGTCGAACGCGACGCTGTACCCGAACGCGAACATCATCGCCGCTCGAACGGTCGCGGAAGCGGCGCTAGAGGACGCCTGCGGGGTTGCTTTCGTGCCGCGCTACTGCCGAGAGCTCATCGACGGCCCGGCCGGTGGCGGGAACGAAGTCCTACTCGATCGCCCGCGCCCCCTATCGATCACGGCCGCGAGCGACACGAGCATTCCGGTCGCCGACCCTACGACACTGGTGCTGTACCGCGATGGCCGGGTCTACAACCCGACTCGCTGGGCCGAAGGCCGGCGCACCGTGTCGCTCAAGTACACGCACGGCTACCGGTTCCCGCCGCCCCGAGTAGGCCGCGCTTGCGCGCTGCTCGCGAAGCGGTTTCTCGTGGACTCCCCCATCTCTGATCGCGCGACCGTCCTTCAGTCGGAGGACGGCACGACGCAGTTCTTTGTGACGGCCGGCGTGCGCGACGCAGTGTTCGATGTGCCGGAGTGCAATGCGGTGGTCGCTGAGTATGGCGTCCGGTTCGGGATTGGCTGATGGCAACATCAAGCGTGCCGTCGGTCAAGGCGGCGATCCTCGCGCTACTCCAGGGGCAGGCGGGCTTCTCCGGGGTGGATGTGCGTTACGCCCCGCCGACGAAGGACTGGCCGCGGGAGTGCGTGTTCCTGGGGAACGCGGAGTTCGCGGAAGAGTCGATCCCGACGCTGCGTCCCGCTCCTCATCGCCACCGCGAGGACTACACGGTGCCGGTGTGGGTGAGCGTGGCGCTTGAGGGCAACGACCCGCAGGCGACCGAGGAGCGAATGTGGACGCTAACGGGGGTCATCGAGGACGCGCTGCGCAACAACCTGAACCCGTCGGGGACGGCTCTGTGGGCGATCGTGGCGGGCAAGCGCCCGCAGTTGGGCGCGGAGGACGCGCAGTGGGTCGCGGAGAACTACGTCAGCGTCCGAGTGAGGGCCGACATCTAATGGCCCGTCCGCGAGACGTCCCGTCGAACACGCATGGCGGCGGCTGGCACTACACGGCGCTGATCGGGTTCGCCCCGGAGTCGCGGGATTGGAAGCCGGGCATGCCGACGTGGCATCCGGTGATCTCGCCTGGTGTGCGGCTTGAGGCGTATGTGACGGTGGACGCCGGGGTGTACGCACCGACGTTCATCGGTGCCGACTCGTGGCTGATGAAAAAGGTTCACGTCGGGCACGATGCCATCATCGGGCGGAACTGTGAGCTCGCTCCGGGTGTCGTCATCGGCGGACACGCGATTCTTCGTGCCGACACGAAGATCGGTGTCAATGCCTGCGTGCTGCCGTACGTCAAGGTCGGCCGCAACTGCCGTATCGGCGCTGGAGCGGTCGTCACGAAGGACGTGCCCGACGGTGAGGTTTGGGTGGGCAACCCTGCCAGCCCCATCACCAAGACGAAGGTGTGCGAAGCGTCCGGGTGCTGCGGTGAGTGTGTCGCAGCCGGCGCGAGCGAGTGAAGCTCTGGGCGCTCTGCTCATGGTTCGATGAACGGCCCGAGCACCTGACGGAGATGGTGCAGTCCCTCGCCGGGTTGTGCGACGGACTGATCGCGGTGGACGGACCGTACCCGCTGTATCCGCACGACCAGGCCGTGAGCCCGACCGAGCAGCACGCCGCGCTTGCGGTCGCTTGCGCCGATGCGGGCATGGAATGCCACATCTACACGCCGGGCCCGCTGACGGAGGTCGACAAGCGCGCGTTCATGTTCCGCGCCGCGTTGTCCCTAGCCACGCCGTACGAGGACTGGTTCCTCATCATCGACGGCGACACAGTGGTCGGCCAATGCGCGGAGGAACTGCGCGAAGCACTGGAGCGCACCGCTGTCTCTGTCGGCGAAGTCACGATGCGGACGCTCGCCCCGCCACCGGGGCACGACACCGCAGACCAGTTCTTTCGGTCGTTGTTCCGTGCGCTGCCGGGCCTGACGGTCGAAGCGACGCACTACCTGTTTGTTGTGCCTACCGAGCGGGGGCGCCGTTATCTCTGGCACACGCCCGATGGCCACATCTCTGACGAGCCCGCGCTCGGTTTGGGTGAGCATCTTCGGCTGGATCACCGTCGCTGGGACCGTGACCCGGAGCGCAACGACGCGGCTAAGGCGTACTACGCGCAGCGCGAGAGTCTGCGTGTTGAGGTTCCGCCGGCCGAATGGTGACCCGCCCGTTCTGACGGTTCGCCGCTACTTCTTTTACTGGGCGCGCAACGCGCTCGTCTCAGGGTTCATTGCCCTCATGTCGGGGCCTCACCACAAGGAGCACTAGTGCAGCTCGTCTACTCGGGCGCGCACGCTGAGGTCGAGGTCCCCGACGCGGGGATCGTCGCCCGGGCGGGCGTCCCCGTTGAAGTGCCGGACGCCGTTGGGCGCCGGCTCCTGGAGCAGGACACATGGGCCGAACTGGCCCCCAAGAGCGGGAAGCCGCCTAAGGAGAACGCTTGAGCATCGTCGGCGGGCTTAGCGCCCAGTTCGGAATGGTGGACGAGACTACGTTCGGAACGTACGTCGCCCCCACCCGGTTCCTGGAATTCACGCAGGAAAGCCTCAAGCTCAGCCTTGAGCGCATCGAATCGGCGGGACTCCGTCCCTCCCGCCGCGTCCTCACGACCGACGACTGGGTTGTTGGTCGCAGAGGCGCCGGTGGCGACGTCGAGTTCGAGGTTGCTAACAAGGGCTTCGGGCTGATGCTGAAGCATATGCTCGGCGCGGTCACTTCTGCGCAGCCGAACGCCGGGTCGAACCCGACGGTGTGGGAGCACACGGGGAAGGTCGGCGCACTGGACGCCAAGTCGTTCACTGCGCAGTTCGGGCGCGCCGGCAACGACGGCACGGTCCGCGCGTTCTCCTACCTCGGCTGCAAGGTCGCGTCGTGGGAGCTCTCGTGCGACGTCAACGGCATTCTGATGCTGAAGGCGACGCTGGACGCTGCGGACGAGACGACCGCGCAGGCGCTCGCTACGGCCTCCTACGCGGCCACGAGTGTTCCCCTCGTGTACACGGGCGGGACGATCTCGGTGGGTGGCTCGCAGTTCGACGTGACGAAGTGCAGTGTCACGGGCGACAACGGGTTGAAGGCCGACCGGTACATGCTGCGCGGCGCGACGAGCAACGTGAAGAAGGAGCAGCTTGAGGGCTCCGGGCTTCGCCAGTACGGCGGCACGCTATCGGCCGAGTTCTCGGACCTGACGGCGTACAACAAGTTCATCAACGGCACGGTCGGCGCGTTCACCGCGTTCTTCTCCGGCGCGAACATCTCGGGTGCGTACAACTACGCGCTTGAAGTGACGATGCCGGCGGTCCGGTTTGACGGTGACACTCCGGTTGTGGGTGGCCCGGACATCATCGAGCACGACCTGCCGTTCAAGGCGTTGGATGACGGGTCGGGCACGACTCCGTGTCAGATGGTGTACCGGACGACTGACACAACGCCCTAGCGGGCGATCTTCGAGGCCGCCATTTGGGCGTGCATGTCGGCCTCGGCGAATAGGCGACGGCGCTTGCGAAACGCGAGGATCCCGGACCACCGGGCTCGACGTCGCAGGCGCCGCGCGCGGTCTAGGTGTTGCTCGGCCGTGAGGGCTTCGAGCTTGCGTGCGTGACGACTCATGCGCGCACGGTACGCCCGCCTTGCTGTTTTGTCAATGGGGGTGCAGTGGCCCGTCCAGTGAACCGCGAGGCGGGCGTGTATGTGGAGGGACTTGCCGCTATGCAGCGGGTCCTTGGTAAGGCGGAAGGCGACCTCGGGAAAGAACTTAGGCAGCGCCTCAAGGGCGCTGTGTCGTTTGTTCGTACGGACGCACAGAAGTTCGCACCCGTTGGACGCGAGTCGTTTAGGTATGGGCCACGAGGCGCAGAGCGCACGAGTGGTCCGCACTTGCGCGACACGATCAAGGTGAGTGTGGCCCGATCGTCGGCGTCCGTCTACTCCACGTCGGTTTACGGCGGGGTGCAGAACTTCGGTGGCCGCGTTGGTCGTAATCACGCAACGCTGATCAAGCGAGCGAGTGTTAGTCAGTACATGACCCGCGCAGCGCAGACGAACAAAGAACGGGTTGCCCGCGAGGTTGAAGGCGTCCTTGACTGGTTGGCCGAGGAATTGGAGAAGTGACGAATGTCTGATGTGTACTTCAAGGTCAAGCTCGACGGGCAGACGTACGAGCTGGACCGGCTGACGCTGGGCGAGGCCCGCATCCTCAAGCACGAGTTCGACATGCAGAGTCTCGAACTCCTGGACCCGAGCGACCCTGACCACCTGATCGGGCTGCTCTATCTTGCGATGCGTCGCAAGCGCCCGCACGACCCACGCGAAACGCTCATGGCGCAGATCGAAGGCGTGTCGTTTGAGGACATGGCTGAGGTCGAGTCGGATGGCGACCCTACGGAGGCCGACGAGGCAAAGGCGAGCGGTGGCTCCTCGGGCAAGACCCGGAAGAACTCTGGCAGCCGTGGCTAGCTGAGCATTACCACATCCACCCCTGGGAGATGTGGCGTCTGAAAGTGTGGCAGTACCTTGAACTCGCCGAGGCCATGAAGGCTAAGGCGAAAGCGAAATAGGCAGGTGAGTCGTGGCCCGCAAGGCTGAGTTTATCTTTGTGGGCGACGCGCAGTCGGTCATCCGCGCCGCTAAGCAGACGTCCGCGGCGACAGAGAAGGCCGGCAAGAGCGTTGACAGCGTTCACGTCCGGATGCGCAGGAGCTTCGCCGGCCTCACGGCCAGCGCGGCGAAGATGAGCAGCGGGATCATCGCTGCGTACGCCTCTATCGAGGGCGCAAAGAAGGCCGTCTCCACGACGGAAGACCTCGCGAAGTCGACGCTCACCCTGCACAAGTCGTTCGGGCTGTCGATCAAGTCGGCGTCCGAGTGGGCATCGGTGGCAAAGGCCCGCGGCGCCGATGGCAAGAGCCTTGTCATGGGTTTCAAGGCGCTTGCGACGCAGACGCGCAACGCCCGTCAGGGCGTGGATGCGCAGTCGCAGGCCGTGGACAACTTGCGCAAAAAGCAGGACCTCGCGCTCCAGCAGGCGCTGGCAACGGGCAAGTCGACCGCGGATGTCACGAAGCTAAAGCAGCAGCAGTCGCTCGCGCTGGACACCTTGACCTCGAAGGTCACGGGGAACGCCAAGACGTTTGCGCAACTAGGGATCTCACAGGTCCAGCTTCGCAAGCACGGCGACGACCTCAACTGGGTTCTGCATGCCGTCTCCGACGGACTGGGCAAGCTCCCAGCCGGCACGGACAAGGCTGCCATTCAGGCCAAGTTGTTTGGTCGCACATGGACGGCTGTGTCGCCTTTGATCCGTTCGGGATCGAAGGCAATGGACGAACAGTTGGCGGTCGCTGAGAAGTACGGAGCGACGCTGAATGGGCACTCCATCAAGAGCATTGAAGGGCTTGTAAAGGCTCAGCGCGAGGCCAGGTTGGCGTCGATGGGCTTGCAGGTGACGGTTGGTACGTCGCTGATTCCGACGATCACGAAGGGTATCTCGGCGTTTGCTGCGTTCGTCAATCAGATCCGCAACGGTGGAGGCGGGTTTGCGAAGTTCCGTGCCGACGTCAAGGCCGCGGCCACCGAGGTCAAGACGGACATCACCGCTCTCGTTGCAGTGATCGGGCCAGTCGTCACAAAGCTCATCGCCGGCTTTAAGAGCCTGCCAGGCCCCGTGAAGATTGCCGTCGGCGTCATCGCCGGCCTCGGCCTTGTCTTGGCTGCGACCAGCCCGCTTGGCGTCGCCCTAGTCGCGTTCGCCGCGATTGCCGTTCTCATCAAGCGTAACTGGGGCACGATCGGCCCCGTCATCCAGTCGGTGCGGAACGCCGTGTCGGGCTGGGTGAATCGCGCAAAGCCGGATCTCGAAGTCCTCCGGAAGGCGTTCAACGACGTGGCCACCGTCGTCAAGACGGTGCTCGCCGTGGCGTTCAACTTCGCGCTCGCGGTAGCGAAGCGCGCGTGGCCCGGTATCAAGGCTGCGGTGCAGGGTGCGCTCCAGGTCATCAAGGGCGTCGTCAACGTGTTCCTCGGCATCCTGCACGGCGACTGGGCACGCGTGTGGGGCGGCCTGAAGGGCATCGTCTCCGGGGTTCTGAAGGGCGCGTGGGGCGCTATCCGCGCTGCGACCGCGCCGGGTCGCGAGGCGATCGCGTACGTCGTCAATCAAGCGCTCAAGCGCGCCTCTGATTTCGCCGGGAAGTTCCTGAGCATCGGTGGGGACCTGATCTCCGGGCTCATCAACGGCATCAAGGACAAGGCCGGCGACCTCATCAACGCCATCAAGAATTTCGTCACGGACAAGATCCCGAAGTTCGTAAAGAAGGCGCTCGGGATCGCGTCTCCTTCGACGGTGTTCTACGACATCGGGCAGTGGGTTGCGAAGGGCCTCGCGGACGGTATCGCGGACGGCAAGGACACGCTTACGGCCGCGATCAAGGCCGGGATGCTGTTCCCGCTTGATGCCGCGATAGCGAACCTCAACGCGCAGAAGGACAAGCTCCAGCAGGCGTTTGATCTTGCCGACTCCACGCGGCAGCGCGCAGATCTCGTGACCGCGATTGCTACTGCGAAGCGCGGCAAGCTGAAGAGCGTGGGGAAGGGCTCGGCAAGTCTGGCGGGGCTGAGTGCCAGCGGTGGCGGCTCTGTCGCGCGGTCGGCCTTGGCGGTTGCTCAGCGCATGGGCGCGTCGCCTAAGCAGAGGCTTGCACTGATCGAAGCTGGCATCGTGGAGTCGGGGCTAAAGAACCTCTCGTACGGTGATCGCGACTCTGTCGGCTTCCTGCAACAGCGCCCTTCGCAGGGGTGGCACGGGTTGCGCAACGTCCCCGCTGCGGCTAGGGAGTTCCTACAGCACGCGATGGGTGTCAACTCCCGGAGCCTGACGGCTGGTCAACTGGCGCAGCGCGTGCAGGCGTCGGCGTTCCCGGCTCGTTACGACGCCGTGAAGTCTCAGGCGCTTAGCGTCATCGCGGGGCTCGGTGGCGGCGGTAGTGGTGGTGGTTCGTCCAAGGGCGGTAAGAAGCGCTTGGTTGTGGACCCGGGTGCGGTCCGTGATGCGATCAAGGCGCTCCACGACTTTGATCGTGAGCGCGCTCGTACTAATCAGATGGCGAAGCTCGACCTGAAGATCAAGGGCATCGAGGCGCTGAAGCAGTTCAAGGACGCTATCGCTGGCGTGCGCTCCCAGCTCCACGACCTCGCTAGTCAGGCCGCGAGCGTGTGGCGTACCCAGCAGGAAGCAGCGATCCAGGGCGGTGACCTCGCCCAGCAGTTGGCCGGGCTCAAGGCCACCGATGCAGCGCAGCAGGACGCGCAGCAGACCGCCCAGTTGCAGCAGGCGCTCTCGGACGCGATTGCTGCTGGGGACGTGAAGGCGCAGAAGGACGCTCAGGACGCGATCGACGCCTACGCAAGGTCGAAGCAGGAGGACGCGATCCAGGCGCAGATCGACGCGCAGATCGCCGGCCTCGACACGCAGGAGCAGAACTACCAAGCGACGCTGGACAACCAGCTTGCCGCGCTGGCGGACAACCTCCAGAACGGCACGATCATGTACAAGCAGTTCGCGCAGGACGTGAACGACATCCTGTCTGCTGTTGGCCTGAGCTATCAGGGCAGTCCGGACGAGGAAGCGTCGATCGCGAACATCCCGGCCGGCTCGGGCGGTAAGGCCGGCCCGTTGCGCATGGTCAACCAGTTTCAGCGGAACGCCCGGCCGAGGAAGAAGCGCGCGGCGGGTGGGTCGGTTCACCCGGGGATCTACCGCGTCGGCGAGCTCGGGCCGGAGGACCTGACGATCACTGGCTCGCGCTCCGGCATGGTTACGCAGGCGTCGCAGTCTAACCAGGGGGGCGGTGGCAACGTGATAATGACCGGGCCCGTGTCCATGGGCTCCCGCCGCCACGCCGAAGCGCTAGCGAACCGACTCGCGTTCCGACTGCGGTTCGGCTAAGTGCTAGCCACCCTCACGCTGGACGACAACACCGCCAGCGCCGTAGCCCTCCTCTCCACCGCCTCGCCGTACAAGCGCAACATCATGACCGCGTCCGGACTGTACGGGCTCGGCACGCTCCGCGACTCCAAGCGGGTGCGTCCGCAAGCGCACGGCGGGATCAGCGAGACGCGCTACCAGGACGGGCAGACGATCAGCCTTGACGGGGAAATCTCGTCGGCGGTGAGCATGGCCGACGCGTACAACGAGTGGCGTACCGTGATGTCCCCGATGCTACAAACACTGGACTCCGGCGCAGCACTGTTGAAGTGGTCTGAGGTCGGCGGCCTGGCGTTGCAGCGCTTGGTGAAGCTGGATAGTTTCAGTGACCCGGTATTGCAAGAGGCCGCGGCGGTATTGCATTACCAGGTGCAGTTTTTCGCTGAGGACCCTAGGGCGTATTCGCAGACGTTGACGACGGTTACCGGCACGGCGCTGTCGGCCGCGGCCGGCGGCATGGTGATGCCGTTCACGTTCCCGTTCAAGTTCAGTGTGTCCGGTGGTGGCACGGCGAGCTTCACGAACACGGGCAACCGCCCCACCCCCCCGATCTTCCGGGCGTACGGTCGCGCGGTCAACGCGAACATCGTGAACCTCTCGACCGGGAAGCGCATCGCGTTGATCGGCACGGTGAACAGTGGTGATTACCTGGAGTTGGATGCGTCGAAGCGGACGATCAAGTTGAACGGGTTGACGTTGCAAATGAACTTCTTTGATGCGGCGAACTCGTCGTGGGAAGAGGTTCCGCCTGGCGCGACGTACAACTATCAGTTGGTCGCGTCGGACTTTGATGGTTCTGCTCGCTTGGATGTGCTCGGGCGAGCAGCGTACGCGTAGTACGAGCACTGGAGACGGAGGCGCTGTTGGTGTGCGTCGGTGATCCGTCCTGCCGGACGGTGGTGGTAGCCCGGCACCGATCTTCCCCGCCCATTGCGACCCGGCACGCCCGTGAGCCCGAAGGGGCCGGGTCGTCGGAGCCATGCCCGCTGCCGTGACCGGGGGGTCACAGCATGACATGGGCGCTAACGCTGCCCGCGCCGGCCCCAACCAGCACGAGCGGCGGACAGTGGGCGGGAAAGCCCTATAGCCGCCTATAGCTGATTAGAAAGGAGCCGCATGGCGCGCAAGCCCCCGCAGGTCTACAACGTCGTACGAGCACAAGACGGAGCTCTCGTCGTCATAGGCGTTCCGCTCGGCAACGTGAAGGACCCAGCGCCCGGCACCGCTCTCTACGAGCGGGCGCGTCTCGCGGCCGAGGCGCGAGTGCAAGTCGACCGCACCGTCGAGATCCGGCATCCCGACACGAACGAACTGCTCCAGCCGTCGGTGCCGATCTACGCCGGCATGTTCCACGGGCAGATCACCGAGTACGAGGTGCGTGACGTGACGGGTGCGCCTGTCGCTTGAGCACCCCGATTCACGTGTTCAGCATCGCCGGCCCGCAAGGCACGCGCAGGGTAGCGATCCCCGGTGCCTACTGCGCGTCGCGTTATCCGCGTCTTCGTACGGGCGAGCGGGTGGTCGATCGGACGTGGCGGTCGGATTGGCAGTACCTGGATCACCCGAATAATTCGCAGCCAGATTATCAGCAGGGCTTGTATCACTGACTAGTGCCATGGGCTTTGCCCTGGGGAGGTAGGTATCACTACCACGATTACGCCTGCCCTTGGTCAGGCCGCGCTTTTCACGCAGCAAGGGCCGGGTGCTTCACCGGGCTATAGCGCTATTGATCTTCGCCGGTCGGAGATTCCGACGCCGACGCAGGAGGGCGTGTACGCGGCGGGGGATTGGATGGTCACGCAGCGTGGCGCTGGCGCGAACATGAGCGTGGATATCGCTTCGGCTCCGGTGAGTCTCGCGGCGCCGATTGCGTGCGTGCAGGGCGACAGTGTTGCCGGTCAGGGCATGTACGTGGTGGGTCCGCATTCCGCGACGGTCAATGAGGTTATCGCGACCGCGGACGCGACGAACCCGCGTATCGACCAGGTGATCTTGGAAGTCCTCGATAACGTGCACGATGCGAGCGGGTCGAACCTTGCTCGTACGCGGGTGTTGACGGGCACGCCGACGGTGGGTGCGACGTTGGCGAACCGGACTGGTGTGGCGACGTTGCCGGGTTCGGCGTTGTTGCTTGCTGACATTCTGGTGGGTGCGGCTGCGGCGAGTATCACGAATACGGTGATCCGTGACCGCCGGAAGTTCGCCCGTGGAGCGTACAACCGGATCCTTCTCAACCATGGGTCCAACTACACGACCACCGTCGGCCCCGCCGCAGTGGACACGACGAGCTTGCAGTTCCGTCTAGAGTGCTCCGGCGTGCCGGTTCGCATCCACGCAGCGGTCGATTTGCAACATTCCGTTGCTAACGCTTTCGTGACGCTTATCCCGTGGGTAGACAGTGTCAACCCTGACGGGTTTACGGGGGCAGCACATTGGCAGGTGCAGCTTACGACCAACGCGGCCAGCGACAGACGGACCGAATTCTGGCACGATGCTCTACCGGCGGCCGGCTCGCACCTATTCGCGCTAGCGTTCGGTGTTGTGACGGCCGGCACATTGACGATAGTGTCTAGCGCGACGGTACCCATTCTCTTCTCTGCGGAGGAAGTCATCCGTCAGAACACGGCGAACAACACCACGACCAGCGGCTAAACGCCCCCTTGACAAAACGCAAAGCCGGGCGTACCTTCCCACGCATGCGCTCTCCACGCCACTCCACGATCGTCGCCTACCTCGCGCTATTCGTCGCGCTTGGGGGCACCGCGGGCGCCGCTGTCACGCTGCGCGCGAACTCGATCACGTCCCGTGAGATCCGTAACGGGTCCGTGACCCGCGCCGACCTCGCCCCCAGTATCCGGCCGACGGCTGCGACGTTCCGCGCCGCGGTGACGGACATCGTGACGGACCCCGCGACGGGTATCCACATCAGCGTGACCGGCGAGAAGGGCGACAAGGGGGACCCCGGCCAGGCGGTTGCTGGACCCGCTGGCCCGCAGGGTGCGAGCGTGCAGGGGCCGCAGGGTCCCGGGGGGTCATCCGGCCCGCAGGGTGCGCCCGGTGACGTGCGAGCTTTCGGTCACGTCCGCCCCGACGGTTCGGGCACGGCGCAGGGCGTGACGGTTACGCATCCCGGGCTCGGCGTCTATTGCGTGAACGGGACCGCGTCGGGTGTGTCCTTCCTGTCCGTGACGCCCGATGCTTCGAACTCGCAGGCGTTCGTCATTGAGGCTAACGCTCAGTCGAACTCGTGTCCGGTGGATCGCCTTGAGGTTGTCGTGTCGAACAACGGTGGCGTGGATACCGGCTTCTACTTCGTAGGGAGCTAGTCCTGCGATAGTCGTACCCACATAGGAGGGGCCCTTGGCCGTCGTCGCCTGGACATGGACACTCGCCGACAGCCTAGGGAACACCCTTGCTGATCTCACGACCGCCGCCGGGCGGTCGTTGACATTCAAGCGCAACACCTACGTCGAGGCGCAGCTAACGCTCTCCCACGAGGACGACGCAGCCGCGCAGCTCTACACCTCCCTCGCGGCATCCGGTCCCCCCACCCTTCGCTGCTATCGCACCGGTCGCTACGACGGCCCGGGCGCCCCCATGACGCTCCGCTTTAACGGGTACCTCGCAACGATCTCCGACGAGCTCGAAGAGACGGCGCTACTCACCGCGACGTTCCGTTCCCCGTTCGGCCGGCTGGTTGGGGACGGGCAGGGCACGGGCCGGTTCACGGCGGCGAGCGACCCGCACACGGCGCCAGCACAGGACCAGGGCGCGATAGCGAAGGCGCTCATCGACACGACGAACGCTGACGCGGTTACCGGACTAACCACGGCGTCCTCGTACGCGACGACAAAACCTCGCGACCGGACATATCAGTTCGCGAACGTGGGCGACGAGATCACGAACCTGTCGCAACTGCTCGACGGGTTCGACTTCGACGAGTCGTTCATCGACGGTGGCGGCTCATCGCTCGCGCTGTTCAACGTGTACGGCTCGCAGGGCTCCGACAAGTCCGGCACCGTGAAGTTCAACTACGGGCCGACAACGCTAGCGAATGTGTCGCACGTGTCGCGCACCATCTCGCCCCCAGTGAACCGCGTGACGGTGATCGGTGCTAACGGTTTGACGAGCACATACAACGATGCGACTTCGCAAGGCCAGTATGGGTTGTGGCCGATGTTGCAGTCTGCGAGTGACGTGGTGGAGCAGGCGACGCTTGACGACAAGGCGCGGGCGCTGATTCGCCCGAAGCCGCTCAAGACGATCCAGTTCTCCCCGGAGCTCGCGTTGGAGTCGTGCCCGCGGTTCTTTGACGATTACGGTCTCGGCGACACGGTGAACTTCTACGGGTTGCGCGGGGCGTTCTCGGAGAGCGTGAGCGTTCGTGTCAACGCGGTGACGGTCGTCGTGGACGAGCAGGGCTTCGAGACGACTTCGATTCCGGACGCGACGGACCCCGAGTCTGATCGTGTTGCTCGCGCGCTGCTTCAGGTGGAGGTTACGTCATAGGCCAGTTCAACGGTCCTCCCGACTTCATCGAGCAGATCAAGAGGCTGGACGCCCGTATCTCGTCGCTGGAGCGCACGCGGACGATCCCGATGGGTACCACGATCCCCGCGACGACGCCTCCGGATGGCGCGATGCAGGGTGACTCGTCCGGCCCGTATCTTTGGCTGAGGGTGGGGGGCGCATGGAAGCGGACAGCGGCGCTCGTATGAGCGACGACGAGCGGTTCGACACTGGCAGCAAGGACCGCGCCACCGTCGCCATCGTCGCGGCCGAGGTCCGCGAGGTCAAGGCGATCGTCTCCGGTCACGCCGAGCTGACGACCGAACGGTTCAAGAACCTTAACCAGCGGTTCGACATGTTCGTTGGGCTGCCGGATCTCGTGACGCGTTTGCTGGAGCGCTCCAAGGCACATGACGCTCGGCTCGACGCGCACGACAAACGGTTCAAGGCGTTGGATGACGCTGCGGAGCGACGTCGCGAATGGAGGATCGGCCCGCTTGTACAGATTCTCATTGGCCTCGCGGGGCTCCTCGTGGCGGTCGCCATGGTCTACGTGGTGGTTCACAACGGGGGCGCCCATGGGCGCTAAGGTGCGGCGGATCCTGCCCCGGTTCTTCGCCGCTCTCGGTATCGCGCTGGCGGTCGGAGCGATGTTCTTTGCGGTGTTCAGGAGTATCGCGGTTACGCACGCCATTCAGGTGGAGCGAGCTCGGAACGTGCTGACGAACTGCGAGTCGCAGAATCGTCGGCATGACGCGACGATCGAGACGCTTGACCGGCAGATCGAGCAGGTGCAGCGAGTGAAGCCGGAGCTTGCAACCCAGTTCCGGGCGAGCCGGAACTTCACGGTGTTGCTCATCAACGCGATGGCGCCGAAGCAGGATTGCGCAGCGCTCGTCCGCAAGCAGGTGCAGCAGTGATCAACCCGAACGCCGTCTTCCTCGTCGCCTTCGCCGCTGTTGTGGGCGCCCTACTCGGTCATGTGCTGCTCGGCCTCGCGGTCGGGCTCGCGATCGTCCTTTTCGCAGCCTTCATCTAGGAGTCGTCATAGCTGAATCGCACGGCGAGCGCACGCTCGTCCATCTTGCCGACGTCGCACGAACCCAGTTCAAGCTGCACGTTTGGCAGTGGCTCCCTGGTGACGTGGGTTCCGGGCACTCCCCCACGAGCCTGCACGAGCAGACGTTCCCCGGCACGAAGGTCGGGCGGGCGTTCGACGCGTACCGGTCGAGCATCCCGCAGGCCCGGTACGCCCGCCACCTGCGCCGGCACTACGTGCCGCTGCTCACCGAGGCGATCTACAACGGCCGGTGGACGAAGCTGTCCATCAAGGACGGCAAGCATGTCGATCCGTCGTACTGGGGCGCTGACGTGTGGGCCGCGCATCGCGATCACGTTCACGTGGCGATCTAGTGGCGACTCCTCTTGCGGTGCTCCGCGCGAAGCACGCTGGCGCGCGGTATTCGCTGCGGATCTACCTGGAGGCCCGCCGGGCGGGCGTGCCGTACTCGTGGGCGCTTGCGCTCGTGGACCAGGAGTCGGCCTTTGAGAACGTCTTCGGCTGCGATTCTGGGTCGATCCTCTGCCATCAGTTCGTCACTCATGCGCGGGTGATTCGCCTGCTTGGCCACGTCGCTCAGGGCGGGGTGAGTAATGGTGTCGGATTGACGCAGCTTACGTACCCGCCGCTGATCCGTGAAGCGGAGCGGAGGGGCGGCGCACACAAGCCGACCTACCAGCTTCGAGTCGGCCTACGGTACTTCCGCGGCATCGCTGGACCTGACTGGCGTGATGCGTGGAAGTACAACGGCTCACCTACATACCAGGCGCAGATCGCCGCAAAGCAGACCTACTGGCATCGGGTGGTGACTAGGTGAAGTACGGCAAGCTCCCCGTCCGCCACGACGCGCGGACCCTCGCGTTCGAGCGGTACACAAGCCGGCTGCCGAACCCGCCGCGCAGCGTCAGCCCCCTCGACCGGTTCCAACACTTCGGGTGGGGCACGCTCGGCAACGACCAGTACGGCGACTGCGTGTGGGCGGGCGCCGCGCACGAGACGATGCTCTGGACGACCGAAGCCGGCAAGCTCGCCCGGTTCGACGATGTCCACGTCCTCGCCGACTACGCCAAAGTGACGGGCTTCGACCCTCGCACCGGCGCGAACGACAACGGGACTGTCGTCCTCGACGCTCTCAACTACCGACGCAAGGTCGGCGTTCACGACGCGAGCGGCACGGCTCACAAGATCGGCGCATACGCGAAGGTTGATGCATCTAACACCGTGCACCTCAAGGCCGCCGTGTGGCTGTTCGACGCGGTCGGGATCGGCTTCGAGGTTCCCGACTATGCAGAGGACCAGTTCGCCCTTGGTCAGATTTGGCACATTGGTGGGCAGGACCCAAACGCCCCGATCGTCGGCGGGCACTACGTACCGGTCGTTGGCTACGACTCCGGCGGGCTGTGGCTTGTCACCTGGGGCGAGCTCCATCGGATGACGTGGCAATTCTTCCGCAAGTACACCGACGAAGCGTACGCGCTCCTGTCGCCGGACATGCTGCGCGCCGGTAAGTCGCCGGACGGGTTTGACCTCGCGACGTTGAACGCTGACCTCGCGGCCCTTTAGGGCCGCTCTATCGAAAGGACCCAGGGTGCTGAATCTTCACCCGAAGATCAAGGCTGTCGTCATCGCGTCCGTCCTCGCCGTCCTCGGTGTTGTCGGTGCTCATGTCGCTGACCTTGGCCTGTCGCCCGAGATGGCGGCCGTGCTGGTTGCCGTGATTTCCTCGGCGGCCGGTTACCTCAAGCGCGCCTAGCTTGGCAGAGTTCAAGTGCTACGTCGCCGGGCGTACCAAGGACGTGTCTGCGGTGCAGCGTGTGCAGGCGATGGTCCGCGGCGCTGGTGGCGAGATAACGTTCGATTGGACCGGACCGGACGGTGAGATTCGCGGTGACTGGTCCGGCGTTCCGGATCGGGCTAGGGCTATCGCTGCGACCGAACGCGAAGGCGTGCGCGAGGCGGATCTACTAATTTTGGTCTGGCATGAGCACGGAGGGCTAGGAGCCCTGCTCGAAACAGGGATGGCTATGGCGCAGGGAAAGCGGATCATTGTTTACGGTGCGCCCCGCGAGTCCGTGTTTTGGTACCTGCCTAAGGTGGAACATGCACCCGATGCCTTGGCGCTAATGCGAGCGCTTGGCGTTGGCTGAGCTTCCGCGGAACGGCACGCTCCTCGGTCTAGCGCGGAAGTTCGCCACGGACCAGGCACTAGCCGACCATCTCCAGGTTCCGCGCACGACACTGCGGGACCACATCTACCGACTCGGGATGCGCGACGCCGTCAACGCTGTTCGCGAACGCCCGACAACGTCCATCCCCGACGAGATCCCCGTCATCACCCGCGACTACTCGTCGCAGGACCGCCACTACATCTACCCGATGGGTGACGTCCACCTCGGCGCGAAGAACCACAACGCGTCGATGTGGCAGGAGTGGCTGCGCTACCTGGAGGACCGCGAAGACGCGAGCCTCCTCGGCACCGGGGACTTCCTCAACACCGCAATCATCGGCTCGAAGTCCGACGTGTACGACGAGCAGATGACGGTCGGGGAAGCGAAGCGCCTCCTCCGCCGACAGCTTGAACCGCTGGCGAAGGCCGGACGCATCGACGGGCTCGGGCCGGGCAACCATGAGAATCGCATCACGCGGGCGATTGGGGACTGCCCGATCCTTGACGTGTGCGACTTGCTGAGCGTCCCGTACTGGGAGGCGTCGGCGCTGTTCGTGTATCTCGTGGGCGACCAGGAGTACCGGGTTTTCCTGCGTCACGGCACGGGGACGGGGCAGGCGTTCACGGCGTTGGACAAGTCGCGGCTCGTGATCCGGGCGGACGTGTTCATCACCGGCCACGTGCACAACCAGGCTGCCCGAGTGGGCGACCAGTTCGAGTACGACTCGGGCGCGAAGTCGGTCGTCCGGCGCAAATTCCTTGTGGTGAGCTCGGGCGCGTTCCTCGGTTACGAGAAGTACGCCGCTGAGCGCGGGTATCAGGCTGGGCATCAGGGCGCGCCGAGGATCTACTTGGATGGGCGCAGGCACGACTTCCACGCAAGCCTCTGACTTCGGCGGCAACTGCCCGGGGTGCGCAGGGGTCGGCCGGATCAAGGTGGATCAGCCGGGTTGGGAGGACCACCCGGGCCTGCTCTGCCTGACATGCGAGGGGACCGGGCTTGCGATGCGCGCCCGGTTGCGGCGCGCGTACATGCTCGGGTTCGAGCAGGGCGTGGATGCGATGCGTCGCGCGCAGCCCGGCCCCCCGGGTGATGCGGTGGAGCGGCACTGGCGTCAGATTTGGGAAGGGGACGTGCTTGCAGACGACGACGATCACTGAGGCTTCTACGGTCACCGGGGACCACCGGAAGGTGGTTGCTCACATCGCGCAGGGCGTGCCGTCTACGGCGCTGTGTGGGGCTCGTGTGACGAAGCTAGTGGAGCCGGGCGCTGGGCGTTGCGCGGTGTGCCTTGATTTGGCGCGGCCGGGGTTCACTGGGCGTTGACCGTCCAGGAGATGGTCCGCGAGTTTCACGACACGTTCAACCTCCCCGCTAGCGACAAGCCCGTCCCCGGCCCCCTTCTCGGTGACCGTGTGCGACGCATGCGACTCATTGACGAGGAGTGCGAAGAGACGCTAGACGAACTGGATCGCCGTGCCGGCGCGTTCGACCTCGCAGCGCTCGCGAAGGAACTAGCCGACCTCGTGTACGTCGTGTACGGGACCGCGGTGGAGTTCGGCATCCCGTTGGACGCGGTGATCGTGAAGGTGCACGAGAGCAACATGGCGAAGGTGGGTCCTGACGGTGTAGTGACCTATCGAGCAGACGGGAAGGTCAGCAAGCCGGACGGGTGGCGGCCCCCGGACATCGGGGCGGTGCTCGGCTAGTGCTGCTCTACACGCTTGGCCCCATGTCCGACATGGAGGATCACAACGCGCCGGCCTTCCGCGAAACCGCCGAGATCCTTCGCGGACTCGGACACGAGGCGATCTCCCCCGTCGAGATGGACGAGGCCGAAGGCTTCGACTTCAAGCGCAAGCTGACCGAAGCCGAGTACGCCGCGTTCCTCGGACGGGACATTGAGAAGATCGCCGCGCTGGGCGCAGCCGGCAAGCTCGACGGTGGCGTGGCGCTCGACGGTTGGGAACGTTCCCGCGGCGCGGCTGCCGAAGCCCACGTAATCCGAGCTCTCGGCCGTCCGATCTACCGGCTCGTGCCGGTAGGCGCCAGCATCGACCACTGGGAACTCGAACTACTGCAGGACTCCATCGCAAACCGACACCCGGGCAGCGAACACTTCCACGCGATCCTGCGGGACCTCGGCGCCCTGCACGACCGCAAGCAGCAGGACTACGGTCGGGTTGATGACCCGTTCGCGAACGTACGGTCTGCTGCGGACTGGGGCGTGCCGGAATGGGTGGGCGGGATGATCCGTGCGACCGACAAGGTGCGCCGGCTCCAGACGTTCGCTCAGCGCGGGACCCTTGCTAACGAGGGTGTCGTGGACGCGTTCAACGACCTGGCCGTCTACGCCATCATTTGTCGCGTGCTCTACGAGCAGTCTGAGCGCGCACCCGAAGCCCCGCGTTAGCGGGGCTTCATTCGTTCTGGCATGTCTTGCGGAGGATCGTCGCCGCGCTCCGCTGCGAGCCACGCAAGGTAGAACGCGATCGACTGGCGCACGAACCCGGAAACGGAGTCCCCGTACCGGGCGGCTTCCTCCTCGACGCGAGTCTTGGTTTCGTCGGGTAGACGTAAGTCCAGGCGCGCCATGTCGGCGCCGCACTCTACCCCTGACGGCGGACACTCCGTCACGTGGCCTCCCCACTGCCCGTAGAACATCGGGCTAAAGTGTTTGGCGTACGGTGCCGACACCGTACACTACGCCAGCCCAACTCGACAAGGACAGGTTGCAGGGATGCCAAGCGCTCGCCTCACGCCCGAGGAATTGAAGGCCCTACAAGCCGTTGTATCAGAACTCCGTCGCGCTGTCGCGCAGTGTGGCGCAGCGAACCCGGATGGCCGCGCGTGGCGTGCGCTACTCGGAGCTCGCGCGGTCCTGCTTGACGAGTTTCCGGAGTGCATCGAGTCGCTTCGGAGCCTCGGTCCAGTCGGCCAGCGGCGTGAACAGACGAGCAGCACGGGCGCGCAGGGCGGCGTCTCGCGGGAGAAGTTCTAGCGCCGAATCCCAGAGTTCGGGGATCGTGACGCCGGCCAAGTCGGCGTAGGCAGCGATGATGTGGCGTCGCCCCTTGATCCAGGAGATGCTGCGCTCCCATTCGCTGATGGAGGCGCCGTCCATGGGTCGACCACGGTGCGGCTCGACATAGATCCGCGAGAATTCCTCGGCGGTGATGTCGTTGTAGATCCGGATCTCGGCGCATAGCCACATGAGGATGCGCTCGTATTCGAGAATTGGGTCCTGCGTTCGGTCGCTCATTTGTCCCCGGGACCATACCCATCTTTGGCGTTCGGCCAACCATGCCAGAGCCGTTTGGCTCTCGTCAAGTGCCGTTCGTCGCAAGCGAACAGTGTTCGTGGGCGGATCGCTTGACAAAACGCAAACCCCTCGTCAGGCTCCTTTGCGAATCGCAAATCACGAGGGAGGGGCGCGATGTGGGACACGCTGGTTGAGGGGTTCTCCCCGGAGTACCACGAAGAGCTGATCGAGGAGTACATGGCTCGGCTGGACCTGCGTCATGGTCGCATGTTCTCCCTGGATGAGGACGCTCCGGGGTACGCGGAGCAGTTCACGCTCTTGGCGAACGACGCGTACGAGCTGTCGTTGGATGTCGATGCTCTGCGCTCGGAGATCGCCTAGTGAGCACCGCTGAGCTTCTGCGCGCTGCGCGCGACCGGTACGCATCGGCACCGTCCCACGCGGTGTTTGGTAAGCACCCCGCACTAGGGACTTACTGCGTCGTGACGGCCATAAGGCACGGATATGACGGGATGCGGTGGGCCCCCGACGAGCCAAGC